AGCAGCGTTAAACTTTTTGCAATGGCCATAATCCGCCCCCGGTTTTAATCCTGATACCCCTCCGGCCTTACCTTTCCGGAATGCTTTTTGCTGTACTCATACTCCGCATTTTGCAGCAGATAATAGCCCTGCCACAATGTGATCTCGGATAAAGGCAACGCCATCACATCATGCAATGGCTGCCCCGTGTCTTTTGCTATCTCAAAACATGTGCGCAGGATCGGAGTATGATCAATTAGTTTTTTGTTGTTTCAGCGTCCGGGATATGTGCATTCAGACGCTTGACAGTCTCCGCAAGTTTCGCGAAAAGCCAGCCAGGACAGTTATCAATAAATTCTTTCCTGTCTTTTTCGGACTGATAATCAAAAATATGATTGCCGTTCTCATCATACACACATGCGCCAATCATGTAAGCGGCCGCATCTTTTTCCTTCTGTGCATTGCCGTAATGAAGTATGCCTAACTCATGCCCCGCGGACGGTTCTCTGACTGTATATGTAAATGACTTGCCCCCGAGCGAAAAGGTGATCTTTTCGCTGTTCAGCAGTTCGTTGACGTTGGTTTTCAGATAATCAATAATCTTCATGTTTCATTCCTTAAAAATGCCGGGCATCATGCCCGGCTGGGTGAATTTATGCGGTTGGATTTGTACGGGTAAACTTTCCGGACATTTTGAGATTGACCGTCATTGAGATCTTATCTTCCTGACCCTTTGCGGCTTCCTCAGTGCCCAAAATCGCAAATTTCGCCTGGTTGATAACGCCGTTGCTGTACTGGGTTTTCAGATAGCAGTAGTTACCACCGGCCTGTGCAAGCTTGATGAAATCGGCCTGATCTTCATCATCAAGATACTCGTAAAACTCAATACTGGACTCGGCACCCTCGTAAATTCCCGGGCGGTATTCCTTCGCGACATCCGCTACTACAGTGTCATCATCCTGAGCAGACGAAAAAGACCACTGCGGTGTCTGAATCAGGCCGTTCAGCGGCCTGAAAGCAGGCTCCGACCCGTCAGCAGGCAGCGGCGCCCACATGGTAAGAGACCCGGCCGCCAGCTGGGAATACTGATGTTTATACGTGTAGATAGGCGTATAGGACATTTATTTTTCTCCTTTCTCCAAAACTGCTACTATGTGCACATTGATAACAGCGTGATTTTCAGGATCATACGCCGTTTCAAAATTTGACAGGCTCACCCACATCTGTATTTTATCATCAGACATGCGCCCTTCTTCCAGGACAGATGATAATTTAGACAGCAGCGCGTAAGCGTCCTCAAAGGTCCCCGCGATTAAGGCCAGCTCATAATTCAGCTGCATCCCCGTGACCACTGCCGCGCCTGTCGTCTGTGACAGGACCAGGACGGGAAGTTTTTGCGCCGCGTTGGTATCAGTAAGCGGGGAGCGGAACCAGTAAGGCTTGACGCCCATTATTTCGGTTAATTCCGCGCTAAGCAGTTCGTTACAGTGCTGTACCTGTGTAAAAGGGTTGCTCATTCTGCCACATCCCGTTTTATAGCTTCCATGAGGTCATTATATATACTTTGCGCTATACTTTCCTGATTTTCAGCCAGGTAAGCTAAAAAATTCCGGGCTGTTACGCCTTTTATTTCTTTATATCGCGCGTTTTCTCTCTCTTTCTGTAAGTTCTTTTGCAGCTGTGATGTATAGCGTTCTATGATCTTCTTGTATTTTTCCGCTTTTTTATCCGTCCCTGTCAGCCTTATTTTACTTGATAGGAACGATTTTTGCATGTGCTCTGATAGTTTCTGCTGATATTTAGCTATCTGAGCCTGTTCACGTTCAATTTTTTTGCGTATCTTTGACTGCCTGATTTTCTTGTGATTGATATGCGATTTTGTGCCCCAGTTAACAAATCCGGCATATTGAGGCGCGTACCACTGATAACGCCCGTGTTTTTCACCGTCTATCTCCTGCGGAACGTTTGCCAGGTATGTAGACACATAAACGCCATCAGCGGTTATTTTTGAGTTCGTCCGGACAGAAGACGATAACGCCCCGGAAAATTTGTGCAGTCTTGATGATATCCGGGATTTTACTGATGATTCAACGGCCTGATTATGCCTTTTCAGTATCTGTCTGTAAGTCTCGAGCGCTTTTTGCGTTCCTACTTTCTGCCGCCATTCGTCAAACGTCTTTTTTAGCACGTTTGCATCATAGATTCCTGATGATACAGACATATATCAATCCTGAACAAGTTCAACAGCCAAAATTTCAGATCTTTCATCCCTGTCTTTTGTGATATTCAGTACATTGTAAAACTGCCCGCGCCAAAGAATGCGATCCCCTACACAGATATCAGAATTTAACCGGATTTTTACAGTCATGGCCTGAGCTGCTATATCCCGCCCGGATTCTAATAATTTGCGTATAGACACCTGCCGGACATTTGCCCGAACCATCGGCCCTTCTGTGTAATTTTCAATCGATTCCCCCGCCGCGTTCTGTGTGCTGCTGAAATAGTAAAACTGAATCTTTTCTGACAGAATTCCCGCGCCAAGCATTTTTAATTCTCCTCGTCATCCCGGTATTTCAGACAATACGGATCCAGCAGATGCTTGTAAAACGTTGCAAACTGCCCTGTTGCTGTAATTTCGCGCTGTTTGTAAAAATCCCCTACCTGGCATCTGATATACTGCTTGACCGCCGCCGGAACCCCCGCCGCCGTGGTACTGAGCGCCAGTTGATCTTCCCGCTGTATAATCTCCCGGTTCATAAAATGCTCGGCCATCTCGACCGCTGCGGCTTCATACTCAAGAAGCAGATCATCGTCATCATTGATATCAATATTCAGATGTTTCTTCAGGTCATCAAGTGAAACTGGTAAATCTGCCATATATTCCTCCTGATACAAAAAAGCCGGGGCATTGCCCCGGCTCCTATCATAACCGAAAATTATATTTTATGACGAAGTGGGAATACTAAAATCACCGGCAGAAAGCGCGTTAGGATCCTCAACAGCAAATCCAAGACGCTCCTCGGCCCTGAGGGTTACGAGATTCGTGGTGAAGTTTGACGCATCGTCAAAACTTGCCATCATCTCGGCGCCCATGCGCTGATAAATAGTGCATCCCTCCTGGAGGGAGCCGAGAATGTACTTGCCAGACGGAACCGCCCCGGATGTGAGAACAGAAAGACCCCAAACGGACTTTCCCGCGACCATTGCGGGGCCGCCGAGAAGGTACTCACCCAGGGTGTTCTTCATGAGACTGAGGACAGTCCACTGCGCCGGATTAAGTACAAGGATGTTCGGCGTATAGTTCAGCGCCTCGATATGGTTCTTAACCTTAAGGACAAAATCGATAAGCGTATCACCCTTTGCCACGCCCGCAGCTGTTGCTTTGTCAGTTACAGAAGTAAGCAGTCCCGGAAGATTCGGGCTTGTCCCGTCACCGTTGAGAATCTGCGCCTCGATCGTCTTCCTGAGACCTACGAGCAGCTTATTCATGATGTATGACGCTACGAGCGGCGCATCCTCATAAGCCTGCCTGGTAAGCCTGACCCAGTGCGCTACTGTCTCAACCTTACAATTTTCAAGCTTAAAAGTGAAAGCTGATTCAGGCTTCTGAGCGGCCTCGGCAATAAATGCCGCGTTATTGGTTATATCTGAGGATCTAAGATATTCAACCATGTTTGAAGCAGTCTGCACAGTCGGAATGAGATCCTGGATCTTTGTGCCGGTATCATCAGGAATCCCGACAAACGCGCCCTGGGCCGGAGCAACAATAGAACCGCGTGAAACGCTGTTAGACGCCTGAGAGCCTATCGCATCCTTGAAAGAAAGCCTGAAGGACTTCTGCTCACCGGAGAGCATCGACTTATATCCAGCTGACTCAACAAACGTCTGTCCGGCAGTCTTTACCTGGGCAGGGGTGCCGGCCGCGTTCTCATGGTGCGCCTTCTGCAGGACCTCATTCAGATCCTTTGCGGCCTTTGCCTGCTCATCGCTGATGCTCTTAATCTTCTCATCAATGGCAGCCCTGGAGGCCTTTACATCAGTCTCCACCGCGGTGATCTTATCGCCGAATTCCTTAATCGCGGAAAGCAGCTCGTTAGTGTTATTCTCTTCCATGTTGATTATCCTTTTTTTGTGAAACTGTGAATCAGATCTATAATTTCCTTTTCTGTCTCTTTCCGTCTGAGGGCATCGCGCTCCCGGTCAAAAACAGACTTCAGGCAGGAAATGAATTTTTTAGCCTGTTCACGCGAAAAAACACCAACATCCCGCAGGTATCTTTCAGCCGTTTTATAATCTTTGATTGATTCTACATCAAACGCCTTCACCTCGTCAATCCTGGCATGCGGATTGCATGGCATTGCGCAGATGCTTATCTCAAAAAGATCATCAATCGACTTAAAATCAAAGCCCCCGGCGTCATTATCCTCCGCCCCGTCAGGACTGAAGGAAAAACCAACGGAAAGCCCGGACATGCTGCCGAATTTCAGCGCGCTGTAAATCTCTTTTCCTGATTCCAAATCGGTATTTACGCGGCCTGTAACATACAGCCCGGTATCATCGCTCTTGATACTTTCCCACCTGCCGCAGGGCACTGACCAATGATCATGGCTGAAAAACATTACGGGCATGACACCTGATTTTTCAATCTTCTGTAAAACCGCATCATAGCAGCCCGGCAGCATCACATCACCGGACAGATCCGGGGTGTTATAGGTACTTGCATAACCGGAGATCTTCCCGGTTCCATCATCATCATCCGCGGTTAACGCGGTTTTATAAATAATGTTCCTTTTCATTTCAGTTTTTCTCCGGATTAATGCTGTTCATGGTGCCCTCCTGGCTCGGCGCCGTCTGTCCCAGCTTTTCAAGCGGGATTAAATTGCTCTGAATTGTGAGGGAATCGGCCCCGGCCACGTCTGACGGATTCCACCCCTCAGTGTCGCGTATCTCATTCCTGGATCTTAATCCGTTCTGCACCTGTGTAGCGTATATAGTCGCGCGGGCCTGGTCATCTGCTCTGTTCAATTCGCCGATTCTAAACCTGACCTCGTGATTATGCCGCTCGTCTTTTGTCGCTACTCTCTTCATGAGCGCCTTTTCAGCTGAGACGCATAACGGCAAAATTGTAGCCTTATAAAACCAGCGTTCAAGCTTTTCATAGTCCCCGGATTCGGCACCGACTAACGCGGGCGGAACCCCGAACCAGCGGCAAATCTCCGCGGTTGAAAATTTGCGCGTTTCAAGCAGCTGTGTATCTGCCGGGGATAAACTCATCGCGTGAAATTCCATGCCGCAATCCAAAACTGCGACATGATCCCCCGAAGCCTGAAAAGACTTTGCAACACTGATTTTCTGCTTCTGATTTAATACCTGATTCGGGGATATAACGCCGTAAATCTTGCCTTTCTCTACAAAAATTTTTATAGCGTTTTCCTGGGCGGCCATTGCTTCCGTAAGGGTGTTTCTCATGTATTCAATAGGTGACAGGCCTATCAGGCCATTCCCCACCCCCTTCCAGTGCATTATTTCATCAGGTGCGTATCTGATGATCTTGCCGTGTCTGTCAGTATATTCATATACTATACTGTTATCGTTTTCGCGCTTGACATTCATCTGATCCGCGCTCAGCGGATAGAGTATATACGCGGTCCCGTCTGTCTTCCTGATGATGTGAGCATAGGCATTTCCCCGGAGCAGACGATTCATGCACATTGTCTGCCAAAATTCGAAGGAGGTCATATCCTGATTAGGGGACGAATTAAGGACGAAATCCAAATTGCACGCCTTATCCAGGATCCGCTTTCCGGCGGCATCAAACGTAAACACATCTACAGGAATAGATGCAAGCGTCTGGCTAATTAGGTTAACACATGCCCAGACCGTGCCAAGCTGTGCGGCCGCATCGGGTGTGTACGCCTTTGATTCAGTAACAGGGATTGTTACAGGCCCTGAATTCTGATAACCTGTATAATCCCCGTTTCCGGTAAAAAACCTGGTGAATTTCGCCCAAAACCCCATAATCACACCTCAGATAAAAACGGGCTCCGGATCTTCCTGCCAATCCTGCCATGTGTGCTCAATATCCCGTTTCATTATAATGTAAAATGCTGTAATCAGTGCAAAAACGCCATCAATTTTATTTTCATTGCGTTCTTTCCTGGGATAAATGTTGTCGTTCCTGTCCGGTTTTACTACAACGTTTGACATCATCCATTCAAGAACCGGATTCCCGTCATAGTGTATCCGTTCCTGCATAATCAGCTGTTGAACGAATTTCATAGGCTCCGACAATGTTTTAGGCCCTTGCTGTACCTCATACATTTCTATGCCGTCATTGCTTAATGTTTGCGCCAGCTGTGTGCAGTTCCAGGGATCATATCCAACGCCCAAACTCTGATAGTTCTGCACATCCTCAGAAATAAAACGGGCTATATCGATGTAATCGGTTACGCCGCCCCGGGATAAGTGAAAATATCCCGTGTTGGCCCATCCCTGATACTGTGAATTGCGGCTGGCCTGTACTGTATCCTCAGGAAGCCAAAATTCGGGAAACACATAATAGTGTAAAACGTTGTTTTCATCAGGGCGCCAAAAAACACGGACCGCCGCCGTGATATCTAGTTTTGTCGCAAGATCCAGACCGTAAACGCATTCATCACCCGCGAAGCTGTTTATATTCAGCCCGCGTATCAGGCATTTGCGCCACAGCTTCAGCGGAATCCAGGAGAAAGCGGCCTGAACCCACACATTCAGGCGTTTTGTCATGAAGTCATTTTCGGCGGCCGGTGAAACAAGCGCTGAATTTCTTTCCGAAAAAATCACATCATGATCCAAATTTGCCCAGTTTGGATTTGACTTGATTAATGCCGCGTCTTTTTTCCAGTCGTCCTCAGGATCTATACTGTATATCAGGCCGAATCTGTGATCATCCTTAACACTGCCATCCAGGATTTTTAGCGTTAATGTGTGCTGTTCATAACATATGCAGTCAATAGATCCGCCGGCCGTGGTTATTGTCCAAAACAGGGACTGCGCGCGTTTTCCCATCGATTTGGTAACAACGTCAAACAGTCTTCTTGTTTTATGCGCGTGCAGCTCATCCATACACGCAAAATGAGAATTAAGCCCCTCATTTGTGCTGTCCTCAGATGATTTTGGCAGAAATTTACAGTTCATTCCCGGAATCAGCAGCGAATTATTTAATATTTTCAGTCCGTAAGCATCCGCAAGATCCTGCTTGCTCTGCTGCGCCATCGCCTTTGCGTCATCAAAAACAATCCGCGCCTGGTCCCTGGTTGTCGCAAACGAATACACATCAGCAGATAATTCACCGTCAGCGCATAACATGTATAACGCCACGGCGGATGATAATGTGCTTTTTCCGTTTCCCCGGGGAATTTCAAGATAGACAAAAGAAAACCGGCGTTTGTCGTTCTCTGTCTTTTTCCACCCGAAAACCGTGGTTATGAAAAAACACTGCCACGGCTCAAGATGTAAATTCTCCCCGGCTTTTGGACCTTTGATGTTTTTCAGGAGTTCAATAAATGCACAAACGCGATTCGCAGCCGCGGGATCGAAATAATAGGGGAAATCTTTTGTTCTCTGCCTTTTCAGGTCATTGACCTGGCGTTTTACAGCGTTGATAACCCCGGCCCGGCATGCCGGGATTTTCCCTGAAAGCACACCGGAGATGTATTCCTCAGCTTTTTCCGTGTAAGTCATCACGCAAGCCCGAGATTCAGGAAGCCGTTAGTTTTTGTCCGGGCTGGATCATCAGACTGAACATTTTTGGCACTGATTCGCGCCCGGGCCGCGGGTGTCAGGCCAAACTCCCCGCTGAATTTTAATACTATCGTATATAGAGAAGCCTCGATTGATACCCAGGGCGCCTGGATCGGGTATCCCGTTTTAGTAGTTACAATCATGCCATCAGTCTTGATTTTTTCCGCGGCCTGCTGCCACTGGCTGAACGCCTGGCAGTAAGTTGCAAATGCGGATGATGTTTGCTCAGTTAGCCGGCCGTCCTTTATCAGGGCGGGCGCCTGTTTCCGCCACTCTTTTTTAGCTGTATCATCGAGCCAGACAGGACATTTTATATCTGCCATAAAAACCCCCTTTTGTACGTGTCACACGCTTGAAAAAACCTGGGCAGGCGGTACTTTCGCAATCCCGCTGTTCATTTTTTGCCCCCCTACCCTCCAAAGTTGGCACGGTTTTTGCATTTTGAGCAAAATTTCACCATTTGCCCATATCTTCCCGGGCGGTTTTCCGGGAGTGGCATGAGTGGCAAAGCGCCTGCCAGTTGGATTGATCCCAAAACAATTTTTTATTTCCCTTATGCGGGATGATGTGATCTACATCAGTAGCAGGAGCGCCGCA